CACCAGTATGCTTGCATAAGAAAAGGAAAAATCATGTTTTCCCACGCAGTCCAATCAGCTGAATTGGTATCTAGTCGCGGAAAACTTTGATTTGCACCAAAATAAATGTGTGTACACTTATGAACAACCACTGCGGCCTCGATTAATTCTTTTGGTTGTAAGCCAACAACAAATAATGTTTTTTGTCCGTACACAGGACTGTGTTCGACTTCTGTGCCTACAAATAACTTTGTATTACTGTGACCCGTCCTATTCATCGGTAATCGTCTCCGTATCCTACACGTTGAGTTTCTTCTTCCCATTGTAATTTGTTTAGTTTACTAATTTCATCCTTTATTTGCAACTTTTTCTTTTTAAGTTCGGCTAAATGTTCGACATCAACTCCGGGGTGATTAGTTTGCATTTCGTTAATTTGTTTATCCAACAGCTTGTGCATTTCTTCTAAATGATTAATTTTGTTTTTATAACTCATATTATTCCTCCATTTTGGATCGAAAGTCGTCAATTGCCTGACTGGCCCAAAGCTCTTCATTATCAAGTACAGGAATGTCCAAAGGATCTTCTTCATTGTCCTCTTCTACTTCTTCAAAAAGTGCATTATACATAGTGTTAGAATTTTTTGTTTTTTTACCTTTAAAGCCGCGAGTGCCAACAATATCCATCCAATATCGATCATAGTGATCAATAATTAATTCAGCACTTGCACGGTCTGGTGCAGAAAAAATTGCATCCACTATATCTTCAAACTTAGAATGGTCACCATTGCGATGCCACAGCATTGCAGGTCGTTCTCCTGCGTCAAATGTTCTGTTAGCACGTTGCACTGACTCGATATGAGTCCATACATTATGTCCCATCATTAAGGCATAACTAAAACTATCCCATGAGGTCTTTCCTTCTTTGCCATTTTTATTTAAGTCGCCAGGTTTGTATATACAAACATCTTTCATTAATAAATGCTGACTAATTGGGCTTTCATCAAAATGTTTAAAAATACCATCCTGTAATACCGCATCCTTGAATGTTCTTGTATCTGTGGCATATTTTTTATCATCGGCACTTGGACTCATTCTATAAGACCATTTACTGTCATGAGGTAAGTCAATTTGATGATACATTTGTCCGTTCGCAGTTGCCAAGAATGGACTAGCACAGTCGAATGAAATGGTGAAGTTGGGATTAATGTATCTCCGTATTGCCCGTTGTATAACTGTAAGTAGTACTGCCCACTCCAATTTACTTGTACCTAAGAAATGCATCCAGTCATGGCGACCCTCTTGTAGTAAGTTATCATATTTTAACGCAATCAAACGTTTTAGTACAAGATGAATATCGCACATATTTTGTCCACCCATGGCCCAACCATCAAAGTGTGTATCTGGATACTTAGCTGGATCACAGAACTCTTTCATTTCTTCGTACCATTCATCCGCACTGGTATGATTATCGCCCTGCAACACGTTTAAGAACCGGGCACCACCGTTGTTCTTGCCCAGTCGATGCTGCATAAAGTATAAATTATTAAACTTGGTAGCATCTACTGCTTCTTGTAGTGTTCGTATACCACAAGCGTCACTGGCTTTTTTGTCGTGAATTACCCAGGTAGGAATATCAAGAATCATTCCGTAGTCAGCAATACCATCTAACCATTTTAAAACAAGTTCTCGTTTCTTTTGTGCTCGAGGACAACCTGAATTAGCTCGCCAATCGCCCTCCCAAAGACCTTTAGCAATTTGGAATCCTCCAGAGTCTCCTAACATAAACGTTCCTGCCTCACGTTTACGAACCATATCCTCACTGGCATCTTCCTTGGCAAGATCTAAGTTTGCGTGTCCGCCTGAGTACAGGCTCCATCGATAAGGAAACAGGGCTTGTTGACTGTTGAGCCAATTGAATTGCTCCATGTCCTGTAGTGCCTTAGGCATACGAGCAGGATCAACGTAATCATTGTTGACACGTTGTTTTCCTATAAAAGTTGCATAGAAACCAGATATGGCAGGTAAGAATACGGCGTAATCTAATTGCTTGACTGTTAAATTATCTTGCATTTATTTGGTTTGAGCAGGAAGGATATAGTTGTAAATTGCCAATCCGCTATCTACAGTAATTTGTGCAGCTCCTTCATCACTGAATCTAATCATTTTATCGCCGCTTAGACTCAAAATACTAATAACAGCACTAATCGGCCAGGCCCAAGACTTGCTTAATGAGCCAGCAACATCATTGGCAAAAACAAAATTACCAGCATGACTTGAATGGTCACCAAAGTAAAACACTAAATTGTTGTTTTCTGTTTTGGCAATAAAAGTAGTTTCTTCGCTGTTTGCTTGTGCTTGAAATTTTAGACGTTGAATAGCAGCAACACTAGGTTCAATTTCTACACCCCATTTAACACCCTTGAACTTTACAGTTTTTAGTTTATCGTTAACAATTTCTGCACTCATAAAACGATAGTCATTTTTGAAGTCACCGACTTGATTCTCAAAATGAACACCATTGGGTACGCCGTCATCTTTTTTAGTGATAGTTAGTCGAGCATCTTCTCGGTATTCGGGAATATTCAGAATGGTATTTAATTTACTTAAATTTGGCATACCAAATGTTCCAATAAACTCTGGAACAGGATTATGAAATTGTGCCTGTACAATAACCGTACGCTCTTCGCTTACAGCTTCAATCGAAGTTGTAGCATCGGTGCCCACAATCTTAACTAAATCAATAATACCTAAACTGTGTGTGTGTTGAACTAAATCTTGTAAATAATCTTTCATATGGCCTCCATTAATAATAAGATTTTACTAACATTTTTTAGAATTGTCAAATTAATTGTTATCAGGTATAAATTTTATTTCGCCGCTTACCTGACTAACCTTGATAGATTTTAATTCTCCAGGTTTTTTTAATTCTATCAGCGAAAATGCAGGACCGGAATCGTAGGAATAACTAATTTCAAATTCTAAGCTTTCGGCTATTGATACCAAAAGTCTTTTTGGTACATAAGTCATAAAATAATTTTCAGCATAAGATGCCGCCGACGGTAAATCAGCATTATTATAGGTAAAAATAATTCTTCCCCCAGGGCGTAACCATTCCTTGGATTGAATCAATAGTTGTTTTACATTCTCAATCGAGAGGTAATTAAAAAAGTTGTAACTGAAAATCAACCCAAATTGATTTTTAGGCAGATTAGGTATCTTGCAATAATCTTCAACAATGTATTTTCTTATTCTTCCTTGATACAATGGCTCAAATTGCTGCACTGATGCAGTTAAAAACTCATGATAATAATCTGCTATATATAACGGATCACTTGCTACAAGGTATTTGGTCCATCTACCATTTCTACATCCTATTTCTAATGCTGGATATTGCCAATTGCTTTGTAAATTAATTCTTTGCATTAAAGAAAGTTCAAATTCCTCATCATCTACAATATTCCTGAATTCAAGAATATCCTGTGGACTTTTTACAGATAATCTAAGTTGATAATTATCAACTAAAAATTCTTCGGCAGCAAGATCAATTTTGTTTTGAGTTAACTGTACTATATCAGTTAATAATCGAGCATCGTTATCTAATAGATCTTTTTTTTCTCTATGTTTTTCTGTTAAAGTTTTGATCGCGCCAGATAGTTCTGCATCCTCTTGTACTTGTAAATATTCTAAACGAGAACAATTTTCTTCAATGAGTTGATTAATAGCCTCAACATTTAATGTTTTTTCGAGTTGATTGCGTAATTCTACTAGTGTGTTTAAATTCATAATAAGCCTATTCAAATGTAAAAAGACTATCAAAAGTTGTTTTGATATCTGTGTGAGAAGGAATGTCCCATTCTAGTACACCCAATAGGTTTTCTACTTTTTGGTCAACAATTGTACCTTCCATTTCCGAATCGTCAAACGGCAATTCTTTGAACCACACTGGCAAGTGTGTTTCGTCTGTTGGGTAACCTATGCTGGTGTAACCTAATGGATTATCTCGTAGTTTACACACAATGGTTTTCATTCCATCCACAATGGACATGCTGTAGTTGTCTCCGTGCATCCTACGCAAGTTGTTCCAGTTCATTGCAGCCCGAACGTGTCCGGGCATATTGGCCTTGCCGAGACGTTCTTCTTCTTTTGTATATTTGGTCAAATTATTGACACGTTTGGGTGTGCCTTTTTCCCAGGCTGGACGATCTTGAAATGCAAGTTTAAAGTCTCTAACTTTGTCGTAAACGTGTTCTTTTTCAGCACCTGTTAGAACATCTGTTAATAAATCACTCAAGAAGTCTTGTACAACTTTGGGAGTATCACTTCGTTTAAGGTCTAGGCCCATTGCCTTGACTTTACCAGGTTTACCGTGTGTATCTAGTCTATGTCCTTCAAGATCATATATGAGAACGGCATAGCGTTTCTTCTTTATAAATAAGCCCTTACTTGCAACAAGTTCGCGTCCACCCTTAATAAGTTCGCCCATTGTTCTAGGCACGTGACAAGCTCGCTCCATAAAGGCCGGGAAACTGGCATTGACTTGATCTGCGATTGAGTCGTACAGTTGGGAACAGATTTCTCGACTCCATTCCATTCGTCCAGATTCAACTTCCTCTCTAACTGCTGGCCAAGCTGTGAAATAACATGAATCAGTGTCGCCATAGATAATACTTTTACCGACATGGTCATACTCACCGAATATGCACTCATTGATATACGCATCCATGTGTCTAGCGATGATGCGTCCAGTGAGCGTAGTAGATTGACCAATCCTTTTATCGAAAAATCTACAACCTGGATTGAGGATCGCTCCGTAGAGACTGTTAAGGTTAATCTTTTTGACAAGTTGTCGCTTGTCCCAGAATGCTCGATCTTCATCAGTGGCGGCCTCTTTTTTCTTGGCTTGCAGTTCCTTGCGCTCCGCGTACCATCGTTCCAATAATCCGGGTACAACGGCTTTTTGTTCGTAACTAAAGATCGTACCGTTTGCACTAAGCATCCAAGGTTTGTTTGAGTCAAATATAAGCCTCCATATATCAGCGGCGCTCATCACATCCGACCCTCCAGATTCCCAGTCAACAGTGATTTCTGTTCCGATTTCTGCATTCATTACAGCAGTATATTCAAGACTGCCAAACATGTTTTCCCAGGCATCTGCAAAACTGCTGCCGCCGGACATTTTTTCTTGAATATATCTATCTGTCATTATGGGCCTGAGTTGACCAATAATGGATTCTTGTGCCATGTTAAGAGCGCGGATTGCTGACGGGTAGAGACTGTTGATGTCGATCGCTCCGATCCAGTCGTGCATTCCTTTTTTGGGGAAAGCAACATAGGCACCTGCCGCTTGTGTGTCACCTTGATCATCTCTATTTTTCCTATTAGGTACAACCATACTTCGTTGATGTGCTTCGTTGATAATTGCCTGCTCAGTAACTGCCACAGCACCCATGGTAGTGGGTAGTAGCACAGTATTGTCGTGTGCAAGTTCATTTGCCAGATCTAAGAAACGTAATTTCTTATCTAATCTAGCAACAAGCATTGTATCTTGCCTATTATAATCGATAAATTTAGGAAAGTCTTTGTTGTATAATTGATCTAGTGTGCCTTCATATTGTGTTTTGCGCTCATCTAGTTCATATTCTCCAATCGCGTCCAATGAATAACTATGTCGTTCTTCGTATGTGTATTTGCGATACAGTTGCATATAATCCATATGCACACGACCAATAGTATCAAAAGTTAAATTTTCTGCGCCAAATCTCTCAAATGTGCGTTGCTTTGGCAGTTGTCCCCAGAGACAAAAACGCCTGGTATCGTCCTTACTTAACACACGAGTGGTACGCATTACCATATATGGAATATCAAATCCTTCCGAGTTCCATCCACTAAGAATATCTGCATCATCGATGATATCAAGGAATGCGTTAAGCATGTCCTCTTCACGTTCGAACAAGAAACAGTTATCGTATTGATCGCAAATTTCTTGTGCAGTTGCCCAACTGTAGCTCTTAGGAGGAACAACCAACGTTACTAACTTGTCCATCCAATCTAAATAAACACTAATTGATGTAATTGCATTAAATGGATCCTCGGGGCGAGAGTAACCTCTTACCGGGTCAAAGTCAACCTCAATGTCGAAAAACGCAGTTTGCAGTTTTGGCGAGTTGGCTCCAATATAGTTTTCTTCCAAACAGCGGAATACTGGATTGATATCTGACTCCCAAAGGCGCTTGTTGCTATTAATACGCAGCTCTTTTTGGAACTCCTTGTACGAACGACTTGAAAACCGGCTAACAGGAGTGCCGTAGACAGTACGGAACTTACCGCGAGGGTCGTCATAGTAAAAGATGTAATTGGCCGGATATTCTTTATATACCCTTCCGCCATCGACTCGTTCAACAACATGGATACGATCCGAGCCGCGGTCATATAGTGCGTCAACATAACTCATATGTATATTTTATTATTTTGTAAAGAAAAAATCAACTAGGTATTCGCACAATCTAGCAAAACACAAACAACCAAACATTAATGTCCACACAAAGATTGCCATACCTATCCAGTAACTGAGAATAGTTAAAGCAATCATGCGAGCATCCTTACCAACCCAACCGTATCAATGGTGGTGAGCAATATGTAGTTAGCCAGCATACCAAAGGATTTACGACTCCAAGCAGCCCAAGCATACATAGCACAACCCCCAATCCAAATTGGATATAAAATAAGGAGTGGAGGCGTGGGTACCGTGAACGCCATTGTGATGCTACATCCAATAGATATAGCCCAAGCGAAAAGCTCAACGACAAAACGTACACGGTTAGATGTCCAATCATCTCGTATCCAATTTAGTATGCCGGCTACACAATTTATCAAAGAGTTTTACCTACAGTTTGCAAGATAGTATTAAGTTCTTCGTTGTCGGCGTTTTCGTCACCTAATTTGGCTTTATGAGCTATCTTGATTGCTTTTTTAAGAATAGCAGGTTTGATTTCCATTTCTTCAGCGATGGCCTTGATAGTATCATTGAGGCCGGCATTGAGATCTTCAACCTCTTGCATAACTGCCATGCCTTCGTTGATAATTTGTGTAAGTTTAGCTTTTTGTTCGGAAGAGAACATACGTGAACTCATAAAATCTCCTAAGTTAAAAACAATATTGTAGATGAATGTGTTTACAATTGCAAGAAAACTTTGCTCACTTTAATCCTCGGGGCACGACTCCTTTGAATAGCGCAGCAGCCGCGCACACCGGTCCTAAGGGTGTTCTTATTTTTTAGGTTCGCAAGTGCGTGTTCTTTCAATAGTGCCATCGGGTTTGCGTAGTTCACGCCACTCTGAACACGTCTGAGTTTCTGTCTTTTCTGGCAAGACTTGATCCACAGTCCAATTGGCCGCCATCCATCCCATTGCACTAAAGAATCCCCATACCAATATTTCTGCTATCATTTTGGTAATCTTTCTTGAATAATTTTAATTACTTGATCATTTAATACCACTTCATAATGATTACAGTCTAATTCGATCAATTCCATGATGTCTGTTCTCTTGCGTTGACTTGATATAGTAACCACACCATCGTTTGGCGCAGGTATCCAAGGCGCAGAACCTTGAGTAGTAACAACATTGGTCCAAGGACAATTTATTTCTATACTACGAGCATTTTTCATAGCCCACGACGTGGGACCAATATCTTTCAACAATCTACTGTAAGGCAAAAAGTATTTGGCTACATCGGCCACTTCGGCGCCGCCATACGGTGTGCTCAATGTTACTGCACCTAGCACTTGATCAGGAAACTCGTTGGCAAGATGCAGAGCATATATTCCACCCAAGCTGTGACAAATAAAAAACATGTCTTTTTGAGCAGACAGAATTTCTTTCATGTTCACTAAGTTTTTTTCAAAACCGTTCCTACTGTCGTAATTGATTAGTAGTTCTTTGGCTGGAATTTGTTTGCGAATGTAATTGAAACTCTCACTGGTAGCACTAGCACCGTGAATATAAACTAAAAGCATACGCTTATTTAAGTGTTGCTCTCAACATCCAAGAATGTTTTGCGTGAGCATCTTGTCTGCTTGCCAAGAAATCGCTTAGTCCGTGTAGCCCTAGCTCTTCTGCAGCTCTAAATACAATTTGAAACATTTCCTGTAATTTATTACTGTCTTCAAGCAGCTCTACTAACATGGATTCGGCGGGCAACAAGTCAACTTCGTCATCTATTAGACTTAAAATACTGAACCGAGAAAATGAACCTGGAGTATAGGCTCCAGTGGCTCTAATTTCTTCTGCAAACTTGTCTATGCTTCCATATACTTCTTCGTATATTTTACCAAATAACTCGTGCAGTTGTGGAAAATTAGGACCTTCTACGTTCCAATGAAAGTAGTGTGCCTTTAAGTAAAAAGAAAATTCACTAGCAAAAGCAATTTTTAGAGCTTGTTGTAACTCGTTCATAACAGTACCTTAATACAAGTATTTATCTACCCTGTCCGCGATATGCTTTGAATGATTGCTTTTGGCTTTTGTTCATTGAACTGGTTTTAGCACGACGACCACCCTGATTAGTGAATTTTACTACGTGTTTAATTGTTTTTTTGTTTGTGCTTGTTGATGGTTTTGCCATTATCTTCTCCTTGAAAAATTACCACTTTGTAACCAACTATTTGAATTTTTGACTTTTACCGTAGTGTTCATCGTTCAAATTTGATTGTTCATACATTACAGTGTCGGTATCTCCCAGACGCCATTTAGGATTTTGTTCTACTACATATTTTTTGGTACATACTTTAAAATCTGGAAACTTCATTTGTTTAGGATTACTTGCAGCATCAAAGAACAGACAACGATTGTTGGGTTGTGCTGCATATTGACCGTTGTCTAGTTCTATAAAATTAAAACTTTTGTGGTCTTCGGGCCATTCACTATATCCTGTGTCTATTAGATTATGATCAGGATGGGCATTATCTACAGTAAACAAATAATTACCAGAATACATATTTTTATCCTTGGCATAAAATTTACAACTTAGATTTCGTAAAAATGCCTTTTGAATTACTGCGATATTGTAGTCAAAACAATCCCATATTTGCAATGTGTCCAAGGATAACAAATTTGGAACATCGATATGGTCTGTGCGCGATACAAAAGCATGGAGAGGTAGTTTGTCATACAATGCGCCATAGTTTGGTAAGTATGCTTCTATTCTAAATGCCTGTCCACGAATACTTTTAATTGAAACCCAGATACAAGATTCGTATTCGCCATGACCTTTTTGAAAATCATATAAAAATTCTCGACGTATATAACAGTGTACCGGTGGTACGTTGGCTACTAGAAATGACATTAATTTGCCTTATTGTTTTTGAAAAAGTCCTTTGATACCTTGTAACAGTTGTCCAGTAGGAGATGTTCCTTGTACATTGGCACTAGATGGATCAGTTTGGCCTCGTACTTGATTTACCAATTCGGCTTGCAAGTCGTCGGCGGGATTAGCTTTGCTGACGTTTCGAATAAGATTCAATGCATCACGACCCAGATTACTTTTTTCCTTGCCTGGTGGTGGTTGTAATTCCGGTATATCTTGTTCTTGCATGGAACGAGTCTTGGTTGCTACATTCCGTGCAGGACCTCTACGTTCAGGATTAGGATCTTCCCTACGCTTTTTAGCTGCTGAACTGGCACGACCTTTTTTGCCCAAAGCGTGAGCTTTAGACGCAGGTAAGCATTTTGGCTTGCCTTCGCTGCTATCTCTACCGCCACACTCACCTCGGATTTTACCATCTGGACCAAATCGTACCCACTTTTCACGAAACCATTTTTTGAGATCTTCTTCTAGCTCTTGCTCACTCATTTTTACACAATTGGGAACCTGACGGTTGCCTTTTTTCTTCATACCGCGCTGTTGATAGCCTGTCCAGCAGGCTTCTAGAAGTTCTCTATATTTCATTTTTTACTCTTGTTGCCCCAGTTTTTGGCACCCTTTTTACGGCAACGAACTAGAGCACCTGATGCATAGGCCGACGGCCATACCTTGTAACGACTTTTTACTTTGTGATAACAAGCATCTTGCTTTTCCGCCAGCATTTTGTCCTCATAAGCAACGCCACCACATTCGGGACACAATGTTGCACGTTCAGTTACAATGTCATAACCGGCACGATGCATTTCATCTAAGTAGCGTTCAATATCTTCATTGACTGCTTCTTTTTTTATATAATAAGATCCCTTATTGTCACGATCACTCCAATCAACACGACCGCTTTTTTCGACGCGATTTATTTTGGTTGTTTTGGCATTCGGAGTGTACTGTTGTTTTACTGATGCCACTTGTTTGCTCGGATTTTGTGCCTGGGCGTAGACCAGAATCTGATCGTTGCTAGGACCTGATCCTTGTTCATAAGTGCCCTTCATTTCTTTTGTTTTGCCATCTTTAAAAGTGATTTGCCAGCTGCTGGTAACTTGTTTGCCTTCTGTCAGATCTTTTGGTAGGACCTTAGCGATGCCAACCATTTGATCACGCGGCTCAATTGGTTTACGGTCCTTCTCTTGTTCTTTACGTTTCTTAGCTGCCAAATCTGCCACACTACCTTTACGTGGCTTCTTAGCACCGTAGCTGAATGGACCTGCTTCCGCCACACCTTGCTCATCTAAACCTTTTTTCCGTAATTCCTTGTTGGCTTCTTTCCAATCAACTTCATTTTTACTCTGGCTTATTCTTGATGGAGCAACACCGTAGGGTTCTCCCTTCACTGTTTTGGTATGTTTAGCAATGATCTGTTGTCGCTCTTGTTCTCTTTTTTGTTGTCTATATTGACGCATCTGCTCTTCACCTCGAGCAGTAAGTTTACCATCAGGTCCAGTATCTAATGAGTCGTCTTTTCGGCCTTCCGCCAAGCCTTGATCCAATACACGGTCAATGAATTCGTCTAATTCGTCTGCGGTCATTGAATCAGAGAATATGCTCATAACACCATCACTCAAACCATAATCAATCTTTTGTCCTTCGGCT